ATCACGTTGAATCTCAAAGAATCACGTTTAAAGGCTATCCAGCGAATGTTTGGCAAGTTCCTGCATACAACAAACATGGTAATCTTTGGATTGCCAAAGTAGCGGGTGTCGTTAAAACAAAAGACGAGGCTCAAGCATTAGTTGATGCAGAAGTTCAAGCGGCGCAAGCTGCTTGGGATGCGTTACCTGCTGAAGAAAAGACAGATGACAATCCAAGACCTGCTGACATAATATTAGAGGAATAAAAATTAAATGGCGACGTATTTAGGTACACACGGTAGTAGGATACAGAACTATACCACTAATCCTGATAACCCAAATGAGGGAGAGGTGTGGTATAATGATACTGATAACGTATTAAAGTTTCAATATCCAAATGTATCAACAGCTGGTTCTTGGAGAACTGCTAATAATTTAAACACAGCAAGAAGACACCTTGCAGGTGCGGGTGCATCAAATACAGTTTCTTTAGC